TAGAAGCATCTAGAGGATTCTACGAAGGTGCTAAAAAATCAGACATCTTTGGTAAGGTTGATTTTAACCAAGAAGAAACTGTAGAAACTACATCTAGCGAATCAGTACCATTCTAATTATGAATGCAAAAAAGTTACTTGATCTATTCGCTGGTGACTTAACGAAATACATTAAGGTCACTCTTTTGGGTGACCTTAATGAACGTAGTAAGAAGTCAGCTAAGTATGTCACGATTGACGAGTCAGTGACCACGGACCTATGGCAGAGTCATCTTGATGGTAAACAGATTATAGGTATAAGACCAGAATTTAATAACAAGTGTAAGTGGGGTTGTATTGATATTGATCCTGCCGACTATAGAGATTATTCAGAAAAAAAATACGTAGAAATTATTAGAAATCATAAATTACCTTTAGTACCAGTTAAATCTAAATCTGGTGGATTACATTTATTTTTATTCTTAAAAGATTGGGCAGATAAAGACGAAGTAGTTGAGAAGCTTAGAGAAATTAACAAAGAATATTTTTTATCTAAAGAAATATTTCCATGTAATAAAGCAGTCGGTATGCCTTATCATAAATGGGAAGCAGCAGTAGAGTATGCGTATGACGATGATAACAATGCAGTTATCTTAGGTAGGTTTTTAGAAATAGCTGAAGCAAAAATGATATCACCAAAAGATTTTTTTGCATTTAAAGTTACAGAATATGAACCAGAACCTTTTTACAGAGAATATCCACCATGTATGCAAAAAGTGTTACATGATGGTTGGACAGGAGATAGGAATAATATGTTGTTTAATATTTGTGTTCTTGAAATGAAACGATCTGAAGGTGCTCTTACATTAAAACAATTAAAAGAAGTTGCGTGGGAAAGACAAAGACTAGCTTTTGCTAAACACAAAGATGGACCTTTATTAAGAAATGAAAGCGATGGCACAGCAGAATCTGTATTTAAAAAAGGTTATGAATATATGTGTCCACCTAAATACGGGTTTATAGAAAGTATTTGTAATAAAGAATTATGTAAAACAAGGAGACTTGGTATAATGACACAGACTCCAGATATTTTTAGTGAATTTGAAAATGTAACTTATTCTCAAGATACCAAAACAACCTATTATGAATTTACGTTTAAGGGAGTAAAGATCATTGTTCTTCCAGAAGATATGAAAGATGAAAAGACTTGGAGAACTAAGCTACTTAAATATAAAATATTCTGGAGAACATTACCTAAAACTAAAAAGGGTCCACCTTTATTTGAATTATTAATGGAAGCTTTAGTTAATAAAGCAGAAGAGAGTAAAGATCTTAATACAAAAGATACACAAGAAGAAATAAGATTTATTGCTTTAAAAGATTTTTTTGAAAAGACTTGGGAACAAGATGACTTCACTAAACTTCAAAGCGGTTACACTGTTCGTGAAAAAAATTCTAGTTTAGTTTATTTCAAAAGATCTACATTAGACAGTTGGATAAAAAGAAATGCTTCTCATTTGTTTAGTTCAACTATAGAAGCTTTAAACTTTTTAGATTGTAAACGACATGACTATTTTAAAGGTGAGAAAAATGTATGGTATGTGGATATGCCTGATTTTGAGAAAGACACTAAAAAGTCAAACGGTAAAGTAGGACAAACAATCAGCGAGATGGATGATGAGTATCACAACAAGTTCAGAGCTCCTAAAACAGAGGGGACTCTACAAAAAGACAATTAAAATATTTGGGCCACCTGGTACAGGAAAGACTCATAATTTAATTGAAAGGGTTTTAAAGGGGGCGCTAAGAAGAAATGTTAATCCCAACGACATTGCTTTTATTTCTTTTACAAATAAAGCTGTTAATACAGCAAGAGATAGAGCATTAGCTGCTTTTCCACAGTATACTGTAAAAGACTTTAATAGATTTAAAACATTACATTCTTATTGCAGAAGATATTTTCAAGAAGAAATATTTGACACTAAAGATTGTATGCTTGATTTTGCAATTCAAAATAAAATTATAAGAACAAGTGATAGTAGAGTTGATGATGATAACTTTAGTTATAAAGATTGGTCACTTGCTATTTATGATAAAGCAAGAAATATGATGGAAGATCCTGTTAAAGTTTATAAGAAAGAAACTTATAAGAAAGAACCTTTAAATATATATTTACGGAAGATAGATACTTACGAACATTACAAAAGATCTGGCGGCGAAAACTCATTTATAGATTTTACCGATATGATTGGTAGAGCAATAGATGAAATAGAGTTTCCACCATTAGATATATTAATATTGGATGAAGCGCAGGACTTTACTCCATTACAATGGTCAGTCATCTATAAGATGTGTGATAATGTTAAACGTATCTATCTTGCAGGAGATGATGATCAAGCTATTTATAGGTGGAATGGAGCAGATCCAAAGTACTTTACAACATACTTTCCTGGCAGAAAGGTTGTATTACGCAAAACACAGCGATTTGGCGAAGCAGTATACAATTTTGCTCAAATCATACGTAGAGGCATATTAGATAGCGAAGATAAGGTTTATACCCATAATGATAGCAAAACTAGCTCCGTAAAACGCTATTTAAACTTCCGAGAAGTGCCTTTTAACGAGCTTGATGGCACTTGGTATGTCCTGGGCCGTATCCACTCAACAGTTAACGAATTAAGGGCTGCTGCGAAGGATGCGGGGCTATATTATAAGGATAACAAAGGCAACAAATCGTTTGATGAAAAACAGTGGGAAGCCATAAAATCATGGACTGCTATAAATAATGGCAGAAAGATTAGTAAAAAAGCGGCAGAAAACCTGTATAAATATATAAGGGAATTAAAGGATTCTGATTTTAGAACACAAAGATTTTGGTTAAACATACCGGATTACCAAGAATTTGACTTTAATAACCTACGTGAGTGGGCTGGGTTAGATATGACTGATGATTATCAAACTAAAGCATGGTGGTGGGTTTTAAAGCGTAATTTTAGTCCAAGACAAAGCATATACTTCATTAGATTGCTTAAAAGATATGGACAGGATGCTTTAAATAATGAGCCTAATATCTTAATAGATACTATTCACTCTGTAAAGGGTGGAGAAGCTAACAATGTATTAATCTATTCTAAAGCTAATTGGTTATCTGATTTTAATAATAAAAGTAAGTTTGAGAAGTCAGATGAACGTAGAGTTTATTATACAGGGGTAACAAGAGCTAAAGATACAATTCACTTGCTATCAACTGATTATAAGTATAATTATCCAATCGGAAAAGATTATTTAGTTTATTTAAAGGAAAATGACCAGTAAAACATTTTTTAAACAAGTAGGTGGTAAGCATTATAAATTAATGAAAATACAACCATCAATATTTATTAATGAAAATAATTTACCTTTCGCTGAAGGTAATGCAATTAAATATATTTGTAGACACAGACTAAAAGGTAAGAAAGAAGATATCTTAAAAGCAATTCATTATTTAGAAATGATTTTAGAAAGAGATTACAATGACTAGTTTACAGTTATCAATGACGTTTAAAAAAAGTATTTGGTCTTGTCCAAACGAATATAAAGATTTATCTGGCTATCCAGAAATCGCAATCGACTTAGAAACAAGAGACGATGGAATTAACGAAGGTCTTGGCGCAGGTTGGGCAATGAACAAAGGTTATGTGATTGGTTTTGCTGTAGCTGTAGATGGTTGGCAAGCTTATTATCCATTCAAACATTTAGGTGGTGGAAACATGATTGAGCCACAAGTTATTAAATACATGAAAGATGTTTGTGCATTACCTAATACAAAAATATTTCACAATGCTCAGTATGATGTTGGTTGGTTAGGTGCTATGGGAATTAAAGTTAATGGTCCTATTGTAGATACAATGGTTGCAGCAGCACTGATTGATGAGAGTAGATATTCATTCGCATTAAATAATTTAGCTAAAGAATATATTGGCGAGATGAAAGCTGAAACAGATTTGATTGAAGCAGCCAAAGATCATGGTGTCGATCCTAAAGCAGAAATGTGGAAGCTTCCTGCAGAGCATGTTGGATTTTACGCAGAACAAGATGCACGGATCACGTACCGACTATGGCAAGTATTTAAACATGAATTACATAAACAGAATTTGACTACGACTTGGGAGATGGAATCCGACTTACTTCCAATTTTAATACAGATGCGTCAGCGTGGTGTTCGTGTCGATGTTGGTAAAGCAGAAATGTTAGCAAGAGAATTTGTAGCCAGAGAAAAGGTAGTGCTATCAGAAATAAAAAAATTAATAGGTAAAGATGTAGATATCTGGGCAGCAAGAAATATCGCCGATGCATTCGATAAATTACATATAGCTTATCC